ACTTTTTATTATAACAAAAATAAATTATAAAAAAATAAAATAATTATTATGTAGGTAATTTTGATATATTTTTATTTTTAATTTTTATTTAGCAATTTCCACAGAATTTATTTTCTCTGTATAGTATATACAAAAAACCGGTACTATGGGAGGAGCACTGATGCAATTAGTCGCCTACGGCGCACAAGACGTTTTCCTTACAGGAACACCAGAAATTACATTCTGGAAAGTATCATACAGAAGACACACAAACTTCGCAATGGAATCCATTGAACAAACATTCTCAGGCCAAGCCGATTTCGGTCGCCGTGTAACATGCACAATCTCCAGAAATGGTGATCTTGCATACAGAACATACCTACAAGTCACCCTTCCAGAAATCAACCAAGATATGGCTGCAGCAGGAACAGCAGTCTATGCCCGTTGGTTAGACTACATTGGTGAACAACTTGTTGCCCAAGTTGAAGTTGAAATTGGTGGCCAAAGAATTGACCGTCAATACGGTGACTGGATGCACATCTGGAACCAAGTTACACTTTCATCTGAACAACAACGCGGTTACTTCAAGATGATTGGTAACACCACCCAACTTACATACATCTGTGACCCAGCATTCGCTGATGTTGCCGGTCCTTGCGCTGCCGCCGGTGGCCCAGCTCAAGTTTGCGCTCCTCGCAAAGCTCTTCCAGAAACAACCCTTTATGTTCCTCTTCTTTTCTGGTTTTGCAGAAACCCTGGACTTGCTCTTCCACTTATTGCTCTTCAATACCACGAAGTCAAGATCAACATCGATTTCAGACCAATTGGTGAATGTCTATGGGCTGTCAAATCTCTTGCTCAAACATCAGGCACTGCATCCGTAACCCAAGCATACCAACAATCACTTGTAGCTGCTTCCCTTTATGTTGATTATATCTTCCTTGATACTGATGAACGTAGAAAAATGGCCCAAAACCCTCACGAGTACCTTATCGAGCAACTTCAATTTACAGGTGATGAATCCGTAGGATCATCATCGAACAAGATAAAGTTAAACTTCAACCACCCTTGCAAGGAACTACTTTGGGTTGTTCAACCTGATGCCAACGTTGATTACTGCTCATCCCTTGAAGGTGGATCAACACTATACAGAACCCTTGGTGCTCAACCATTCAACTACACTGATGCCATTGATGCTCTACCAAATGCTATCCACGCTTTTGGTGGTCCAGCTGAAACATCAGGATCAAATGCTTTCATCAACGCTTCTGGTCTTTTCCAAATGCCTGGTGCTGCTGATACAACAAACCAAGCTGATTGGGGAAATGCAGGTGCTACACCATTTGGTGCTGATGGATCTGTCAGTGCTCTATCTGATGCTGGAACATTCGTCCTTGCCGAAACTGCTCTTGACATGCACTGTTGGGGTGAAAACCCAGTTGTAACTGCCAAGCTACAACTTAACGGCCAAGATCGTTTCTCAGAACGCGAAGGATCATACTTCGATGTTGTTCAACCATTCCAACACCACACCCGCGCACCTGATGCCGGTATCAACGTATATTCCTTTTCGCTAAGACCTGAGGAACATCAACCAAGCGGATCCTGCAACTTCTCCAGAATTGATAACGCTGTCCTTCAACTTGTGCTCTCATCTGGTGCCGTTGCTGGTACTGCCACCGCCAAAGTCCGTGTTTACGCTGTCAACTACAACGTTCTTCGTGTAATGAGCGGTATGGCCGGCGTAGCATACAGTAATTAAAACCAATTAAATAAAAAAGTCAATTAATTGGAAAACAATATAAAGAATATATCTTATAACTAAATATAACATATATTATGTTAACCCCCGCCACTTGTTCGCCTGTTTACTCGTTTGATGATAAAATGAATTGCAATATTATTACGTATAATGATAGGAACTATTATGTAGATTGTGATGATTTCGTTAAAATATTAAATTTCAAAAAAAAATTCCTTTATGATGACAAATATGATTATCCAAGTTTCAATGCCAACTACAAAAAATATTTTTTAATAGAATTTTTGTATGATTTTGATATGGAGCACATTGATTATGTATTTAATAATAATAATAAATATGATTTAAGAAAATGTAATGTAGTCCCATATCATAAATATCATAAAGAAATTCAAAAAAAACATAAAATAAATAAATACATAGCAGGACATACAAACACACTTGGTAATTCTGCAAATCAAATGAAAAATCCGTTATGGATTATAGAAGAAAATAATAAAGAAATAATGTTAATGTATTGTGAAAAAGATACAATTATAAAATTATGTGAAAAATCATATGAAAAAATATTGGATTTTGAAAAACAAATTAACGAAAAATTAACTTGGTATTTACTACAAAGTGGATATATTGTTGCTCACATACCAAAAAGTGATGGTAATTTATTATATATTCATCAAATTATAACTGGTTGTCACGGTAATGGAAAAGGAACAACTAATGTTAGCGTTGACCATATTGATAGAAATCCATTAAATAATACATATGATAACTTACGCATAGCAACGCGAAAAGAACAAGAACAAAATTCAAAAGGTATAATGGATGGAACTAAAAGAGAACGCCAAAGAAACGCAAGACCATTACCAGAAGGTATTCAACAATCTATGTTACGAAAATATGTGGTATATTATCACGCTGTATATAACAAAGAAAAGAATTTAAGTAGAGAATATTTTCGTATAGAAGGTCATCCAAAATTGGACAAAATATGGGAAACAACGAAATCAGGAAAAGTTTCGATAATGGAAAAGCTTCAACAAGCAAATAAAGTGATAGATGATTTGGAAAAAAATATATATCCAGAAAAATTGGAAAGCAAATTACCGAAATACGTATCCATTAATTATTCAAGAAACAAAGAACAATTATGTTATGATAAACGCATTGATGGAATATCTAAAAATTTGAAAATGGTGTTGCCTGATGAATATGATATAAATGAACAACTTAAAATTTTCAATGAAAAAATAAAAGCAAAATATGAAGGTGAATATATTGTTATTTAATTAAAAACCATATAAAATAAATATAAAACTAAGTATTATATTTATTGGTTTTTGTTTTTCAATAACAAAAGCAAAATATATTAGTAAATATTTAAAATAAATCTACATAATATATTTAATGATGATTGCATAAATTATGTAAACCATTTATGCATTGATATTTTAATAATAGAAAAAGGATGTTCATAGTATGGACACCCTTTGAAAAATTTAATTAATTAATCAATTGAATTCGTGTTTGTTTTTACTTTTAATATTAAAAACAAAAAGAATATAAAGAAATAACATTAAATAAATTAAGTCAATAAAATGACAACATTAAATATCGTCGAATTGATTGAAACAAATCCAATCACAAAATTATTTAACAATTATCAAAATAAAGTATTAAATAAAATAAAAAACAATTTCTCAGAAAATGACCAACAATTATTTGTAACAACTTTATATGGCTATACGCACAATAACCCAAATGAAGACTTTGTAATTGATTTAGATAATATATGGCAATGGTTAGGATTTCAACAGAAACACAATGCGAAAAGATTATTAGAAAATAATTTTATTATTGATATAGATTACAAATGTTCTATGTTGAATAATTACGAAAATAAAGTAGGTCGTGGTGGTCATAATAAAGAAACAATTTTGTTGACAGTAAAAGCATTTAAATTATTTTGCTTAAAAGCAGGAACATCTAAATCATCACAAATACACGATTATTATATAAAATTAGAAGAAACATTATATGAAGTAATTAATGAAGAAACTCAAGAATTAAATCAACAGATGAATCAAATTAAAAATATAATTAATGAAACTGAAACAAAAGTAAAAAAAGAATTTGAAGATAAATTAATCAAAGAAAAGGCATTGGAAAAACAAAATATCTTATTAAGAGAATTTGGAACTGCGGGAGCATTAGTGTATATATTGAAAGTGAAATCATACGAAACTGGGGAATATGTTGTTAAAATCGGCGAAAGTAGGCGAGGAATAGAAGCACGATACAATGAACATAAATCAAAATACGAAGAAGCGTTATTATTGGATTGTTTTATTGTAAATCGAAGTAGAGATTTTGAAAAATTTTTACATAATCATAAAGATATTTGTTTAAACAAAGTAACCGATTTACAAGGACACGAAAATGAAATTGAATTATTTTTAATTGGTAAAAATTTAACATACAAAATGATATTGAATATTGTAAAAATGAACATTAAACAATTTAACGAAATTGATTATGAAGCTGTATCGAGAGACATTGAAATTATAAAAAATTTATTGAATAACAAAAATCAAAATGAAACTTCAAACTCTTCATCATTGGTAAATAATAATGATATAAATAATGAAATAAAAGAAGGACAAATTCAAATGTATACTGGTTTACAACATACAAATAAAATACAAGAGTTAGAACAACAACAAACGTTATTATTACAAAAAATAACCAATTTGGAAAAAACGAATAAAGAGATGTTAGAAAAAATGAATTCAATGCAAACAAGAACAACAACCAATTTTGAACAACCACTCCCTACAATCGGCCCACGATTACAGAAAATCAACCCCGAAACACTACAACTAATAAAAATATACGAAACAGTGTCAGAGTGTATGAAAGAAGACAGCACAATAAAACGCCCAAGTATTCATAAAGCCATCGTCGAAAATATGGTATACAAAGGATTTCGCTGGATGTATGTGGATAGAGAATTCGACCCAAATATAGTGAACAATATCAAACCAACGAAACAAACAAAATCGCAAAATTTGGGTTATATAGCAAAATTAAACGCCACCAAAACACAAATACTGAATGTCTATATAGATAGAAAAACAGCAGCAATACAAAATAATTATCAATCCACATCTTCATTAGATAACCCAGTAAAAAACGGCACTATTACAAACGGACATTATTATATGTTATACGAAAACTGCGAAAACACATTGAAACAAGAATTTATCGAAAAACACGGAGAACCATTACTCTATAAAGATGGAGTAGGACAATATGACGCACAAAATAATTTAGTAAGAGAGTTCATATGTAAATATGATTGTATACGGACATTATGTATGAGTGATAAAACCCTTGCCAAAACACTGGATAAATCGATAGCATACAATGGGTTTTATTATAAATCGATTGGTTCAAAAATGCAATGCTTGTAAAAAACACTATGTAAACGGTTTTATAACGGTTGGAGTAATCGCAGGAAAAGAGTACCAATAAACAACCTGCGTTGCATCTTCCGCGTCATTGGTTTTGAAAGAACTACCATCGACGAATTTTATCGTAAATAATCCATCTATGTTACCATCATACGGGTGATAATATGGATTGGTATAAATAGTATATTGAACCAAACGATTATTTACAGGATTACCGCTGGTATCAAGAGCAAATACAGTGCCTTCAGCATTCGTATACATATTAAGATAAACTTGCCCTCCTGGCATTTTTTGTACAGTATGTAAATCAGCGTAAAATTCACTATGATGAAACCGTCCATATTCATTGAATACCCTTCTCACATCATTGGAAGCCATTTTATATTATATAACATTATAATACAAAATACTAAATCTTGATGCTATAATTACACTATAACCAGTGTAGTAAATAATAAAATAATTTTATAAACTACAAATTACAGAAAAACAGAAAAACAGAAAAACAGAAAAACAGAAAAACAAAAAAACAAAAAAACAAAAGCAAAAAAAATATTTAATTTAATAAAAACAGCATAAAAGATAATGTATAATCATAATATTCAATTATATAAAAAATGTCGCTATTTTGTTCTTCTAACCTGAATACACAAAATGATTTATTAATGAAAAACTTAATGGATTTTTATAATAAATCAGGTAATCTCGATAAAATGATGAAGATTATTAATGGCGAATCCAAAATATCATTACGTATAGTGGATTGGTTTGTAACCAATTTCGCAAAGAAATACTATACTGTATATGAAATGCAAACTACATCAAATAGTGTCGATGTTACAAGATTTAAAGTATATAATGATTATAAATTAAAACTCAAAGCATATAGTAAACGTAGGTTTGACCCATTTTGCAGGTGGGAACGCATAACTATACCATATGATAATGAAAAATATATGGAAACCACAATTGGTCAATTGAATTTTTTCAAATGGGCAATTGAGAACAATATTATTCATTATATAGAAACCAATTATCAAGACATAGAAAATGATATGAACCAACGCAATAGCACATCAAAACGCAAAGCATCTCCTGATAATTTACCAAGCGATAATGATAACTCAAAAACTCGAAAAAAAAGAGAAGAATTATCTATTTCTGCGTGTAAATGTATAAAAAAAGAAGATGTTAAAATTATTGTCAAATTCAATTAGTTTTTGTTTGTTTGATTTCATTTTTTGTTTTCATTTTCATCCAGTAATCATAATTTCCAAACAAAACTATCAATATGTTTGAATATGAAATTTTTCCAATTAGATGCATTGTCTACTTCTTCATCTATAATTGTTTCATCATTACTATCCACTGAAACCTCATCGTCGCTGTATTCATAATCACATCCATTTTCGTCCGACATTATTTTATCAATATAATTTTTAATTAATCTTATCCAAAACATTCCCTTATCATCTGGATTTTCTGCATCATAATTCGCATCATAATTTGCATTTATAACTAAAATATTATTTTTATTCACCAACCAATCTTGATGATATTCTTTGCATTTTTTTAAATATTCTAATGGAACACTATCTTCGCCTTTTCTATTTCGTTTATGAACACGATTATAGCAAACATCTTCTTCTGCGTGGATGTATACTAAACCGTTCAATTTGAAATCATTTTTATATTCATTATAGAATTTCATATAGATTTTATAATTAATTTCGTCAATCATTTTATCATCATATAACATTTTAGCGAAAATATTTTTGTCTGCTTCCAATGAGCGTTCACAAATAATCAATTTACATTCAGGATTTTCTTTTATTAATTTGCGCAGCATTGACAATCTGGTTACAAACGCCATTACTTGAAATGAAAACGCATATTTTTCTGGATTTTTATAAAATTTCGCCAAAATACTTTCACCATCACTATCTTTGATATTTTCCCAAACATTTACTGGTTCTCTAACGACCAAAATAGATTTAATATCTTTGTATTGTTTTTCCAATTGTTCAATGATGGTGGTTTTACCAGCACCAATGTTACCTTCTACAGAAATGATTTTAGGAAATGCCATTTTATAATATGTTGTAAGATATTGTATTATAGTGTTATACTGTTATAAGATTTATTATTATAATTAATGTATAAAATGTAAATTCAATTTTTTGTAAAATAAATATATTTTATAATGTTATAATGTTATAATGGATATAATAG